GTTCATCACCTTGTTCTGACCGAAGTACAAGCCAGAATTGAGGAAGGGAATCACCTTCGGAGTGCCAGTGGGACCTGGTAGGGTCGGAGGAAGTCCACAAGTGAACTGCTCCGCCGTCGGATCAAGTTCGCTCCAGTCTAATCCGGGATTTGCGCGCTCACGCAGCCTGAAATGGTAACAGGCCGAGTTGGCGTTCGCATACACGCGATCGTGGTATGCCTTTCCCGGACTCATCCTGAGCCCAACTTTCTCCCCAAGTGCCACATGTGTGGACCAGCGCGACCGGCGCGCGACATACAGCATGTCATCCCCGTTGACCAGGACTCCGTCACACTTCTGCGAGATCGACCGAGGGTCGTCTCGAATCGCATAGAGGTAAAGACCAAGGTTAGCGATGCAGAGGATCGGGAAAGACAAAATGGACCCCATGAGCTGGCCATTCGTCTGCTGGACGGGTGGAACTGGGTAGCCTGGAGGGTACTCACACATGTGCGGTGCGAGCACGTTCATCCAGATCTCCCTCAGATCACTACGCTGGGAACGCAGCAATCTCTCCATGATGGCAGCCGACAGACGAGCACTGAGCCCATCCGTTGCTGCACTGTAGTCAATGGAAAACCATTCGTAGGCACCTTCACCTCCCTCTACACGGTTTTGTTCAATGTCCATCAGATCCGTGGCCTGTAACGGCGCACCAATCAGTCGGAATTCAGGGAACCGTCTGAGTACAGAGTGCAATCGCTTTTGGAGCGGCTTGCTGAGGTAGTAGGGTACCGACTCGCCCTTGCTGATCACACGTGTCTTAAGCGGCTCGAGTACGACTTGGATCGTCGCTTTCAAGACCTGCCCACGATAGAACAGCGCATCCTGATGTAGACCATCGCGCCACTTCCGACTATACTCCTCTTCAGGTCGGTAGTGTTCGATCACAACGTTGTTGGTCACGTTGCCGTCTACTAATGCTTGGGGCCTCCACGACATACGGTATAAGTGAATCCGCGCATCCCACAGCTCGGTGGGCGCGCCTCCTTCCTTACCGAAGTAGGTGTCGTAGAGATGGCCGAGTTGTCCGCCTTTCGATCGCGGCTTCTCGTAGCACGCCCGCGTGGATGCGGCGTGCCGGGTGTCTCCATCAAGATCCCCGAAGTACTCTAGGTGCTCCTCTAGAGTAGCCGGCATGTATGCCTTGGTCAGCTCCTGAGCATATCGCGCAATGCGTGGCTCCAGCTGTTCCATGACACCATCCAAGGTGTCCGTGTCGATAGGGTCAATACCTCCCATTGCCACCCGGTGCTCCTCATATGCTGAGAGTACCATTTCGTCGCTGAGCGGTAACGCTGCCCTCTTGCCCTGCAACCAGGAGTACCAGAGGTGGGTGTTCTTGACCGAACGATCCCAAAGACGACGACGAGCCCATTTTTTAAACTGGCCGACCGGTTTCCACACAGTCGGTGGCATCTTCAGAGGTTCACAACCTTTTTTGAGATACCAGCTCATGGGGGCGCAAGTTACGTACTTCGCTCTCTTCACGAACGCGCTTTCTGCCAGAGGGGCATCCCCGTCCTTCATCAGATAAGCAAGCAATTGGTTACGCAGACTGTCTTGTACAGACTGCGCCGCGTTGTGGTGTTTCAACACCAACGAAAATCCGCGGATTAAGCCATGAGCTCTTTGTTCACTCGCCGAGATGGTCATCTCAGCGACAGGAGGCTCTGTCTCTCCTGGATCTACGGAGGCCGCCTTCCGTGCATTTTCGGATGCACGGGGGCGCTCCCCCTGATCAAACTTCGGAGATGGTTCGCGCAACGCGTTACCGTCCCCTAGACAGTTTATTATCTTATCCTTCGTGTTGGAAAACATTGAGGATTAATCAAACTGGGTCTGTGAGTACTTACGTGTACAAGCG